CTTGTGTTAGTGCTTGATTTACCGCTAAATTATTACTCCCTTCAATACCTATATTTAAAGAATTATTAGCTATTTTACCTTGAAGTACTGTAATGTCGTCTTCTATCTTTTCAATCTCCATTGAAATCATTAATCTCTTTGTGTGTCTATCATTTAATTGTTTCATAAAGTTCATTTCAACTTTGTGAAGATTATTTCTAGCTTTATCAACTAGTTCCATGTTAGCTAAAGCTTCATTTGTTTCGATAAG